TCTGAGAAAGACTCATCCGTTTGGGATGTTATCCTACGGATGCTTCAAGACGGCGCAACTGCTCGTGACATAATGATGGAATATCCAGCCGCGTATGCAAGATACAAGTCTGGGATTGAGGCGATGAGGATGGAACTCATAGCCGGTTCAATCAACACTTGGAGAGAAGTAAATGTTCAGTATCTTTGGGGTGCTACTGGTGTCGGGAAGACGAGAGCCATTCTAGACAGCATGGAAGACCCTGCTGATGCCTATCGCGTCACGGACTACAAGAACCCCTTCGATAACTACAGAGGGCAACAACTCATCATCTTTGAAGAGTTCCGCTCATCCATACAAATCGAGAAAATGCTGATTTATCTTGATGGCTACATCCACGAACTACCATGTCGCTACGCTAACAAAGTCAGTGCATGGACTGATGTCGTGATAATCACAAATATCCCGCCAATTCAGCAATTCGTTAATGTTCAGCAGAACCATCCGGAAACCTTCGCCGCGTGGGAACGAAGGATAGACACCGTAATGGAACTGACTTGAGAAGTGGTTGCTACACACTGCACAGGGGTGACTAAAGGTAATACTGGCCTTTAGTCACTCTTGGCTGTTTTTGGTGAACCCGAGTCAGGCGCATTTCACTACGTGAGAATCGCCTTCGCTCACGTGCGAACCTGACCCCGCCATATCCGACTCAGTCGGCTGGCTGGTATTGGTCAGAGCCTCGTTCCGCGTCTCGGAATACGTGGCAAGATGCCTCATATCATAGGTGGTGCATATCCATTGAGAAGGTAAATCAGAACCACAACTGCCGATAGCAGTCTGAAGAGGTTTGAGAGCGGGGACTGTTCACTTTCACTCGTCATCAGGAACAACACCTGTTTCCAGCATGTTGTAGAACGCCTGCCGCTGCCTGTTGGTCAGAGCCGACTTTCTACCTGATTTCTTTCGTGCATTTCTGTAATTTTTCTTAGCCATTAGAACTCATCCCATCCCGTTACGCCGACAGTGACTATCATCTGATAATCGTCTTCAATGATGCCGGGAGAATCTACATTTCCGTGGGTCAATGCTACTTTGATTAACCCGCCCAATACATCAATTGAATGTCCTGCTGGGGCAGTCCACTTCCAAGTATCGGCTTTCGGGTCGTGCATGAAGAAATCGTCTTCTGGGGGAACTAAGGAAGCAAATCCTTCGCTTTCAATACGGTTCGTATGTGAGCACGCGAATTGCAGCCCATTTGGAACGATGGAGCATCTTTTCTCCCATAGGGCTTGACCTTCTCCGGACGAATCATATCCTTCGGCTGATGGCGTGCCTTGAAGGGCGGAATTGTACATGTTGAACATAGACAGCAAACTCAAATCGCTGCCGGCCATGATAGAGCCAGAATCATCGTCTGTGGGGTCAGAAATCTGTACCCCCGTCTCATTCCACTGAAAGCGCAGTCCTCGATAATTTTTATCTGTGGTCATTAGCGCAAATGGGTCAGTAGATGAGGCGTCGGTCTGTCCCTTCAAGCGATACCAATCACGGACAGTCTGAATACTGTCTATTCGGTGCTTGGTTGGCGCGTAGTAATTGACATTCCCGCCGACCATTATGGCCTGACTGTTGTCTACGGTATCGTCTACATTTCTAAGACCTATTTCCAAATAATTGACTCGATAGGTCGCCGTTTGGGAAAGTTGTTTCCCAAGAACACGGCTTAGAATGTGGGTTAAGTCCACTATCCCATCGAAATATCCGCCCGTGAAGCGTCCGTCATTGTCCTCAGTTATTGTTAGTTGGTCGGTATAGAAACCATCGGTGTGACCGAAGATACCCGTTAGCATCTGCATGTTCCCCCGAAGTGTGGTCGACTTTTTAAACTTAGTGTAAAAACTGCACTTAGTGAACCATCCCTTTATGCCAAAACACCCCTACGCAGGTACATGACGAAGAGAAGTCGTACATGGTGTATCACAGACCACGATACATCAGAAGGAAGAATGCAGTGGTTGAGTATGAATGCCCAAAATATCCATCAGGTGATATATTTCATCATGGCAATAGAGGTCTGTCCAACGACCGGGAAAACGCATGGACAGGGCTACATTAGATTCCGCCACGCGGTCTCAATGACTGCCGTCAAAGAACGCTTGAACTCTAAGCAAATTCACCTTGAACAGAAGCGTGGAACCGAATACGAAGCAGCATCATACTGTTGGAAGGATGCCGAGCCTTTCATTGAGATAGGGGAAAGACCTACTGAGGATAGTTCTGAGAAAGACTCATCCGTTTGGGATGTTATCCTACGGATGCTTCAAGACGGCGCAACTGCTCGTGACATAATGATGGAATATCCAGCCGCGTATGCAAGATACAAGTCTGGGATTGAGGCG